AACACGACCAAAGAACTTCGCCATGGAAGACCTACCTTAGTTCTTGTTCTGGAAAGTCCACTCGTCGTCCTGATTGTTGGCAAAGTACTTACCTGCAGTCGGCTCAGCCTGAACTGTGAGTGTGTCACCCTCAGCCAGAGCAACAGGTGCAGCCGTGGTAAGCGTCGCACCAGTGGCCTTATTCTTGTACACGACACCAGACGTCGTCTTCACAACAACAGTTGTTCCATCGAAGTCAGGCTTCTCTGGCGTAACAAGAACTGTACCACTAGGAGCCCTCTTGATGACCAGGGCCGAACGAATCTTCGTCAGAGCACCAGAAATACGAGTCTCGTACAGATACTTGTACTGGTTGTAGTCGATGTCAAAGTCGTCGAAGAAGTTGACTTCCCCGCCCTTATCGGCACCAATCGTGTAATCCTTCAAGTTTACGACAATACCGAGAAGATCATCTTCGCTTTCCATGACTTCAACTGTAACGATGTTTGAGACTCCCATTTCGGAAGCAAGCTCGTCTGGAGTCTTCCACAAACGATGGCCCTGAGTATCTCGGGCAAGCAACAGCGACGTGAGAACCTGAATCGTCGTGTAGAATGTCGGAGAACCTGAGCCCTTGTAGTACTGCATGGATCCAATAACTGCATCAACCACGTCCGGCGGAGGTGCAGAGTCGTCCACGTTGATCGTCGATGCATAGAGGTCGTGATCGTGGAGAATGGAACGAATTCCCGCACCCTCAGATGCGCCAGCAGGATCCTTAATCTTGTCGTCGTCGTCAACTGCACGACCATCGCCGATAAGAATCGAACGAGCGATCTCTTCGTCGAGCATAAGCCGCATCTCACCCTTGAGCCACATCACGATATCGAAATCGGTGATATCGATGATGTCGTCACGATCTAGCTTCTGCTTCTTGTAGACCGTGCTCGGCGTCGTGCTGCGCGATGAAACGGCAAACCACTCTTCTTTCTTGAAATTGCCCTTGATGTAGCCGCGTGCTCGAGCTTCATCAAAGGTAATATCCGCGACAAGCGACTTAATGCGGGAGAACGGCGAGTGTTTAGTGCCGTTCATAACATTGGAAACCCACTCGACTCTCCGACTATCAAACTCGGGAGAATCCGTAACAGTCTTGGCATCCGGGAAGAGGACCTCAATGTTATCGATGCCGTGCTTGATGGCATAGTGCTCGACGGCTTCTTTCAGCGATCCAGTTCTCTGAGCTTCATCGACAATGCTCTTGATCGCGTCATGACTGAGAACATGCTCTTCTTCCGTTTTGCCTCCGCTCTCTTCGAAGACGTTGCGGGACATTCGCCGTCCTTCCTCTTCATTATTGTCATCATGGGCAAGGTCTGTAGTAGACTCCTCTTCGACCGAATCGGTTGTTGATTCGGAATCATTAGTTGAGCTCTGTTTAAGTTCGGCGGCACGCTCGGCGAGCGCAGTACCAACCATGTAGTGAACAACTTCCTTCTGCACAGAATTCATGGAGTCATAAACTTCTTGGACTGTTGGATCTTCTACAGAATGAGTTACCTCTTCAGTTGTTTCTTCGGTCGTCTCTTCCTTTGCCTCTTCGGTAACCTCTTCTGTTGAATCCGAGGAGGATCCATCAGCATGATTAAGTTCCAAACCAGTGTAAATAATCGCTTCATCTTCCAACGTAACCATATCGCCATCGGCATGCGCCAAAGTGATGTTGTCGATAAGTGCACCAGGATTAGCACCCGATAGAACTAGACTCAGTTCACGAATAAATCCGTGAAGAACCTGCTTTGCCTTCTCGGTCAGCTGATTAGCATAAATAGACAACGACTTAATGTCTCCGTGCTGAACCAGCGTCTTCGCGTTCTGTGCCTGGTCGGTTTCATTAAAGTACCCATAAGCATAAACACCGTCGTCGCGGTGCTCGAGGACTGCGTATCCAAGAACATTCGCGGGCTCGTTGTGATTATGCTGCCAGACCAATGGAACAGTTTCACTATCCTGATGCTTAAAGGCATCCGGAGTAATCGTCCGGCCATCAGAGCACTTAAGACCAGCCTTCGTGGCGTAGCCGCTAAAGTCAGGCGTAGCCTCAGCTCCCATTTTGAATGTTCCTCCTAACTTTTGCATCCTTGACAGCAGATGCCACTTCAGCCATCACTGGATCTTCTGCTGAAACACTTCCGTTACTTCCTTGTGGCATATTGCTATTGACCAACTGATCAGCCTTTGGATCTTTGCTTGGAGGAAACCCAATCGCTTGTCGCATTTCGTTCGACGTTATAATTTCATTACGAGTAAACTTGTCGGCAATCTCAGCAATGTTCCCAATCGGAACCAACCGAAATGGATCTCGAAAGAATTGAACAGTTTGCTTTTGAGTCCGAGCAGTTTTGGTCAAGAAGGTGCGTCGCATAGATTCGACAATAGCTGTAAGGACGGGTTCAATTGTACGATTCCAATAATTCAGCATAGCCTTTTCGTCGGCCGTACCATTCATGACGTCTTCGGTTAGACCCAGTTGGCCGTAGAGCATGGCTGTTAGGTATTCGACTTGGGTCATGAGGTTATTCTCGGCCGGACGGTTTAGCTGAGTGATCTTTTCCGTCGCATCTGTATAAGCAATACCGTATTGGCTACCTTTAAGCTGAAACTCAATGTCCGTACGACGTTGTTCTGCTGCCTGTCTACGAGCTTCAGATTTAATTACATACGGAAGCTGAATAATCAGATCAAGTTTTCCTGAAGCAGACTGATTATCAATCGCATCCAACAAATTAAGTTTATTAAGCAAACGCTGAAGAGTCGAATTTTGTTCATTCATCACTGCATACAAAGGATTCTCAACAATCGCTACTGCAGATTTCTCCAAAGTAATTTCTTCTCGTTTTCCAATCGCTTCGTTATACAAACTTACTCGTACGTGCTGTGGATACCACTGTACAATATCACCAACACGCAGCGTTAAAATCTCATAACCAGCAGATTGCTCTGGACTAATTGACGTATCCACCGGAACAAGCGCTGCAACGCCTCTATCAAAAAGTGTCATAGCAATATCTTGGCGAAAAGCGCGCGCAGCTTGATCAATATTGGCTTCAACCGTCAAACAATTATTAAGACCACTATCAATGTCTTCGAGATATCGATTTTGGTCGTCATTTCTAATATGACGCATATCAACCGAAGCAACATCAATACTAAGACGTGTATAAATCGAAGCGATCATTGAGCGTTCGTTGGGAATTCGAAGTCTTACGCGATCTGGTCTTGATCCATAAGAGGCGCCATAAGATTCAATACGAGAACCGGGCTGAACAGGCCAAGGACTACTTTGATTCCTTGTCTGCGCTTGATTAGTGAAGACATTCCAGGCATGCCTCAACGTCGTGGCAAATCGCGACACATCTCACCTCCTTCCCCAAAACTCACTCAAAGACCTCCTTACCAGAAATGAATTAGCGCAATTACAGCTACAGCAGCAATTACAATCATCGCCAATCCAGGTACATTAACCCACATTTTATTATCGTTCATTCAAAAGCCTCCTTATTTAGCTTGTATGCAATCCAAGCGTCCATAAGGGCAGCGACATTATCAATCTTCTCATCTTGGCGCTTCTTCAAAAGCTTACGATTTCCGTTAGTATCTTCCAACGTAATTGCGTTACCCATTGCAAATGACATAAGCGCCTGATCGAAAATTAGCAATCGCTCTTCACTCATAATCTTGAGTTCGCCCAAAGGAACCGATTCTGTCTTAGCTCCTTGGATTACTTTCACAATACCAAACGGTCCGTTCTCCACTTCCCAACGAGCAACGAATTCTTTAGCATTATATGGATCATATCCAAAAGCACGAACATCATATTCTGAAGTTAGAATAAAATGATCGAGATCTTCATAGACTTCCATCATGTCAAGAATACTTCCAGCCATTACATGAAGACTTCCTTCATTTACGAACTCTTCATATTTTTGGCGCATAGCTGCTGGAAGTTTCATCAACGTAAGTTCGGTAATATAACTACGTGTTTTTATGCCGTACTTCTCACGTCCCAATGGGAATAAGAAGGTAAATGCACAGAAGTCGTCGCCCTGGGATAAGTCTGCCCCCAAGGCGCATGGCAACTGCCAGAATTCTCGGTGAGGATGAGGAAGGGTCTCTTCATAGGTGAAGAAATACGTATAACCCTCCATTGGAATCCCGAAACGCTTAGCAAGAATGTCATTTCGGGACGCAGGCGCCTTTTCAGCCCGCTCCACATCAAGCTGATACGTTTCATAAGAAACCGTCGCTCCCAAATTCGGATTTGCTTTTATCCACATTCCTGGATTGGCAACTTCCTCAATTTCGTCTAACTTATAATGCCAAATCGAAACGTGTGGTGCGAGGTATTCACCCTTAAGAATATCGGCCAACTCCATCTTAATGGTGTCACCTGAACCAGCTCGAACAGTTCCTTCCGAACTAATAGCAACGATCAAATAATCCTCGAGCTTCGATGCTCCCTGTTCAACTGCACCCACTACATCTTCTCGCAGATCACCTGACAACCATTCATCGATCGTAGAGATCTTCGGACGAAGACCTTGCAGCTTATTGATTGCCATTGGGCGAACTTCGAGTAACGATCCAGTCAGAAAGTTCTCAATCCCTTTCTTGGTTGCAGCTAATTTAACTCGATTAGCTCGAGAACCAGTTGTATTCTGAAGTGATCCTTCAGTTAAGAATTTAAACAATGGTCCGCGTGCGCGCGTAATGGCAGTACGAAACGGAGACATGACTTCGTCTGCCTGTTTCATCGTTGGTGCTGTAGTAACCTGATGCGTGGTTGAAGTATCGACGTTAAGAAAATAACTTTGAATGACTGATGCATACATAGATTTAGCTGCACCACGTGCAACTATTAGATATTGTTTAAGTGTTAGGCGTTTTTTAATTAAACGTTTCTCATAATGTCCACCATGATTTTCTTTCGTTGGAACATAAACACTACGCTCAACGAAATAATACCAGCCAAAAATTTGTTCAGACCAAAGTTTAAACGAATCAAGCAAATGTAAATCAGATCCATCCGTTAAAGTTAATTCTCCTTCACAATAACGGATAAATCCTTCCACAGCCTCATCATCGTAGTAAATATTTGGGTTAGCAATGAGCGCATCAATCCGATTCATTTCCATAGAAATTTCACGATTAACAGGAACTTCACCTTTAACAACTGCTTCGCGAAATTGTCCATAATAAATCGGCACAGCAATATTAGATAGGCCCACCTAACCTCCTTTCTATGCTGCAGCAGCCAATACACCCGCTTTAAGCAAATGCTTTTTAACCTGCTGCGAGGCAACTTCATTTGCTGCCTGTTGAGCTGAATTCTTGCCTGTTTGTCCAAGCAAACTCATAACAAATTTCTTAGGTGGGCTTGCATCGTTATATCGAAGACGATTGGCATGTTGTTCCAACTGTAAGCGCTTCGTATAATCCTGTAGCTGTTGATTAGAAAGCGATTTAACTCCACTTTTCTTGCTAACTTGCCCAATTGTACGGGCGCGAACAGCATCGGAATGTGCGGGGTGTCCAGAACCACCAGAAGTTGCGAGTCTCTTACTACCTGGAACTCTTGAGTCTCGAACAATGACTTCCTGTGGCCCAACTGTAGCTTTTCGACGAACACCCCACTTCATTCCCCTAACACCGTGATGCTCGAGAATACTTTCTACAATTTTTAGGGACATTTTGCCCCCTAGCTTGGCGGAGCTGCAGTCTTAG